CTTCAGGTTCCAACTTCCAATATTGTTGTATACCATTTACCAACTCTATCCAATTTGGATTCATGGATAGAAAGCGATGAACCATATAATTATTCCAAGTCTTTTTATCCCCATCATTCAATGTATCCCAATATTTTGGATTTTGATACATTGTTATTTGTTTGATGTGGTCAAACAAACCTTTGACTTTTGGTTTATTTGTTGACTTCTTCTTCAATACCTGAACCCTCTAACATAGATTTTGGAACTCTACCACAATTACCACAAGAGAAAATCTCAATAGGAACTAATGCTTCTTCACCAGTAGGTGACATTAAAGGTGATATTCTCTTGATAATTGAACTTTTAATGAATAGGTAATTACCACAATGTTCACACTTCATAGTTTCTGCCTGTGATAAATCTACTTTGACTTGTTGTTTTTGTCCTGGTATTGGTTTCATCGGTTTCATGTTCATTTTATAACTCCTATAATTTCTGTAAACATAGCCATTATGTTAATCTCTTTATCAACCACTACAGCGTCTGATTGTTGATATTGACTCAATAATAATATACACTCGGCAATATGTCCTTTACCCCAATCATCAATGGTATCAAACAACAACCTAAATAAATCACTAAAATCTGTAACCTTTGAGTCAGCAATCAATTGTCTTATGTTCTTAAATGAATTCTTCTTGTCTTGTGTTTTTAGTATTTCTAACAATGATAACTTGTAATCATTTTGAGTAATCATAGCCTCATCAATAACTAACTTGTTATCTACCACTTGTCTTTGTGCAGAATTAATCACTCTACGAATGTCAGGATAACCACCATTGACTAATGTTACAATGTCCTTGTTATCAGATGTTACATTTTCACTTTGTAAAATATTACTCATGTGAACTGCAACTTGTTTCCTATCTGGTGGTATGATTTGAAATGATTGACACCGAGATTGTATCGGGTCAATAATTCTTTCCACAAAATTACAAGTCAAAATAAACCGACAATGTTTTGAGAATGTTTCCATTAGGTTTCTTAGAGCGGCCTGAGCATTCGGTGTAATATAATCACACTCATCTAATATAATAACTTTCATATCTTGAAAACCCATAGTAGATGCAAAGTTCTTCACTTTCTCACGAACCACATCAACACTATTTTCATCACTGGCATTAATATATAGATAATCACAATTAATATTGTTTACCAATAACTTTGCCAATGTGGTTTTACCTGTACCTGCCTTACCAAATAATAACAGATGTGGTAAATCCCCACTTTCCAAATACACCTTCACCTTACTCTTCAGGTGTTCATTTCCAATGTATGTATCTAATGTTGTAGGTCTGTATTTCTCAACCCACAATGAATGTTTTATATCACTCATATTTTTTCCCATATCCAAATTGGTTCACAAAACTTACCATCAAATGTTTTCAACATCTCTGGTTTTCTATTACTTTCACCTGACTCAACACCAGTACCAGCACCTATTGAGTTAGGTCTTGAGGCCATCTCCATTCCAATCGCACCCAAATACTTTGAATCAGGAAATGTCTGTATGAAATCATTCATAGGATCACATATCTTCTGCCAACCCTTATTACTACCTTTACTACTGGCATTGACATCTGATATATTCACACATAACTTACCACCACTTCTTATTGATGGCCACATCTTTTCAATTGCCTTATGTAAGAAATCCTTGTTCCAATCATTAATAGTTTTATATCTTACCCAACTTTGTGTATCATCATAACTATATCGTTCTACATTAAAATATGGTGGTGAAGTAAACACTATATCAAATGTATCATTATACTCACTATAATCAAAGTCCTCTGCTGGTTCTGCATGAAAGAATACTTCTTTTTTCTTTTCAAACATAGTTAATAACTTATCATAATACTGAGCCTGTTTGTGGTAGATTGGGTGGTTTTCTACACGAGGATCTAATCCAACATATAATTCTGTATTTAAACTCGCATAGAAACCAGCCAATCTGTCTCCCCAACCAGCACTGAAATCCAAAACATTCTTCACATCAAAGTAATCATATAAGGCCTTAGCCGCATTAGGTTTGAACTGACTACAAATGTATTTTCTCAAACCCAACATTGTTCTCAATGTACCTTTGTCAATCTTTGGAAACTTCAAAGTATATGCGGCACCCATTAGGGTAGTCATGAACTTTTCGGTTTTCCAAGTACGGAGAGGACCAGGTGAGATAGTTCCATCAACCGACCATCTATTTTCTTGTTGAAAATAATTTGATGATTCATTACCAGTATTAATCCTTTTGATATACCAATGTGAATCATTAAATGTCAATGGCCATTTGTATTCGGTTTCGGTTCTACCAAACCACTCACCTTCCTTCAATAAATCATAAACCCAAGTTCCTTTTAGTTTGTTGAATGATGTAATGCACTTACCCTCTTCTATATCTTGAAAAGGTGGCGGGTATGTCATTGCAACTTTAGCCATACTTTCCTTAACATCATCCTTATCAAAAGTGGTTTTTATATGTTCCCACTCTTGTTCGTCAATGTGAAAATATGGTTCTTGGTTTAAGAACTTATCAAAGTATTTTAAGTACATTAAGTTACCTGTTGTGATGCTACTAAGTAGTACTCCGAAGTGTAATCGTCTATTTTGAAATTAATCTTACTCAATCCTTGTGAACTGATTTTCAAGGTAGCCGTTTCACATTCTTTGTTTGCTGTTAATATGTTTGAAAACATATTAGCATTGAATGATACTGGTTCTATTTCCTTGAACTCACTCACTTCTACAGGAATGGTAACTCTATTTGATGCCTGACCACTATAACCAATAACAACATTTACCTCGTCATTCTTTGCCACAACAGTAAATGTATCAGTTTCAGGTAATGCACCTTTACCAGCAATAAATGTATTGATAAAGTAACTATCGACATTTACCTCTAACTCATATTCACTTGGTAAATTTCTCAAGTCTGGTACAGTTGGTATAACACTCAAATCACTCAACATATATTTTGAAGTGGTTTTATACCTTTGGTCTACCATATCAATACTGATAAATTTATCACCAGCATTTATTAGTTTGAACTCAACATCCTCACTTAGAATGTTAAGTAGTGAAGCAAGTTGTGGTGTGTTGTAAACTCCTAACTCTGATGCCTGAACACCATCAAAGTTATCAAGTTTAACTTCACCCAAAACGGATTTGTCTCCACTAATGAAACGGGTTGTTAGTGAGTTTCCATCACTAGCCCATTTAACGGATTTAATCTCTCCACCAAGATGATACTTGTTGATGAAGCGATTCAATTGCGAACTATTCATAACCTATTTTCCTTATATTAGTGTATATATATACATATATACCAGTTATCTCAAAATCAAAAAAATCTTTCAATACTTGCCTGTTTATCTACGACATCTCCCCACTTCATAGCCTCGTAAAACATACCAATCTTTTTACTCATGGCCTGTTCAAACATTCTACTATGGTCAATCTTATTCTTAATCAAGTCTAAGATTTGTGGAGGATCCTCGTAACCTTTGTAACCTATTGTATCAAAACCAAACTCGTTATCTTTCAAATATACCCATTTGATTTTTGTACTATTTGTAATCTTTTCATACTTTCTACCTTCATACCAATACTCCAATAATGAATTGTAATTGATGGCGGCCTTAACATGAACTGGTGCACCTTTTCTAAATGTACTGAATGGTGAATCAGTATCCTTTACTTCATACTTACCAATACCTTTTACACCGATTGGATTGGCCATTACATCATAATGTAACATACTCATATTTCTTTTGAACTTCATAATCCGTTCATCTATTTTGTCCTTTGGAACATTGGCCAATATATCTTCCAAGACCTTACTCAATAGGTTTTTCATTGCCAATGCAAAGTTACTACGGATTGTATCCAAACCTTTAACATGAATCTTATTAACCTTACGACCAGCATCATTGATAATCTTCAATCCATATCTTTTCTTAGTAATAAACAAACCAGTCTTGGCAATCACTTCTTGTTTGATATCAAAAACATGGTCGGTAATGTTTAGGAATTTGTTGGCAAA